ACAGCGTCTACTACGCTATTTCCGGTACTGCCCTCCGGAAGAACCGCCTTCCCAGCCTTTTCGTTAAAGATCGCATGTTGCTCCCTTGCGACAGCAGTAAGGCCGACCTTCTTTTCCCCTGGATCTCGCTGTAAAGTCATTCCCACCTGTCCAGCAGCGGCGGCTTGGTTCACAATAGACCCCATCATCTGTTCAAACTGCCCTCTAACGTTGGTCATGTCTGTGACCATATCTTCGCCATAGGCAGGTAACAGTCTCGCTATTTTTTCCTGTTTTGCTTTTTCTTGCCTTTCAGCTTCTCTGGATGCATTATTCCCCATCGCCTTCCTCCAGTATAGTCATTATAGGGGATGATTCCGAAAAACCCAACATTCTGACTAATTTCTGATTCTGAGCAACGATACAGAATCGCTTGCCTTTAACAGTCATTCCTTTCAACCAGAGCTTCCAGGTTTTGATTAAGGTTCTCGCCGCCTCTCTGAAATGCTCCGTGTCTTGCATCCAGACTTCGTACCTTTCGTCTCCGTAGGGATAAAATCCCACGTGGCAGTAAATCTTCTCAGGGTTCTTTTCTTCTGAAAAAGCATATACAATGCTGTTCATGTGAAACGAGTCCCTTTTAGGCGGTCTTGCATTTTTTATTACCGTGAAGCCTTTCATTCCTGATTCCCCAAATCCACAGCTAAGGAACAGATAACACATGGTGCAGGGATGTCGTGAAACATAACTATTCTTGGCTCATAAGAGTGTGCCGTCTGGAAGTCTTTCTCGGCAATCCCAGAAAAAGGTTCAGCGGCAGTGTCAAATGTCTCGACCTCGTTAAGATCGAAATAAATTACATCGATATACCCGTTTATGCCCTCGGTGAGCATCGCAAATCCATAAGTGTCGTCGAGTCTAATTAAAACCCTGGCAACCCCTATTGGATTGTAATTCGCTGTAAATGGAGAGAAAGGAATTGCCAGCGAAGGTATAGTAACCCCGACAGCTCCGCTGTGATAGATTATCTGAGACGTGTCCGCAAGGATTATCCCCGGAGTTCCTGGGCCGTAATATCCGGCATAAGTTCCAAAGGCCCCGTTGCGATACAGCCCCCCATAATTACACGAATACTTATTTGGCTCATTCTCTATTTCAGGGTAAATCCACTCGGCCAAGGTAGTGTGTTCTGACCAGAAAAACATTGTACGGAAGCCTGTGACTGCTCTAGTCGCGGATCCCGCAAGTCCGGAGCTGTCAAAGGCATTTCCGAGGACATCTAATAGTTCATACTCCCAGTTTGTAGCCGCCTGGTAGTCTCCTATAAGAAATTCTCTGTCAATCCAGTCATCATCCCCTTCCGTTATTTTGCAATATATCAGATCTTCATTCTTCGTAAGCTCTTTATTGAAGTCTGCGTATGTCTGCGCTCCAGTCGTAAGACTGTCTATAACAAGGCTTAAGGATTCAAACTCTCTGTAAAAATCTAAATGCACGTCATCTTCTGAATTCGGGTTGAGCTTCAATTCGTCCATCATCCCAGCTATCCAGTAGTAATTTCCGTCTTGCGTTTTGGATGGGGACTCAATGTTCATAATGTTTACAACGAGCAGTCTTGGAACACCCCCGTATTTACAAACAAGGATGTCCTCAGTGTATGGTGCCCCCACGATATGTTTGTGCCAGGCGATTCTTCCATGTCCATAAGTTATTGCGGAAATAGTACCATCGGCGCAAAGTATCCACATTATTTGAAAAGGGGAAGATTGATAGGTTAGGATCCTCGCCCCCGCCAGACATACATCGTCTGCAAGCTCTGTGAGGTTCGGGATATTATATCCGGACTCCTGCTCATTGAATGTCATCCCGAAGATAGTTTGTCCGTTAGTACCGGCAAAAAGGAGGTTTGCGTCTATCGGTTTAGCCACCGCTGTATTCGTGGGCTGACGTCCATACCATGTAAACTGCTCTATTGAGGAAGCATCTATGTTCCCGTCATTTAATAGCCAGACTCCCATATTAGTGCCAATGGAAAGGGTCTTCCACGGGACGATCCAGTTTATATAGTAATCTGCCGTTTCCGTTACATAACCTTGCCACCCCTCATTTGCAATAGGCGTCCCTGAATAGGAGAAATCAACTAAGCTCCCTACTTTAGAAGCGGCGATATATCCGGGATCATCGGTCGTTCTAGCGAATATCAATCTGGACTGATAAAGGCATACTACTCCTGGGCAGTCCGATCCTCCGGTAGCGCAAAAAGTTCCCGATGTTGTTGCAGGGGTATCTGGGAATGTCATTGCTTCAAGGTTATCGAGATCATCCCAGATAATCGTTGTGCTGTTTTTAATCTCAAAATATTGCGGCACCATGGATTCATGGGCCAATATGATGTAATGCTTCGCTCCTGCAACAGGTAGGATCGTTCTAATATCTACCCACTGTATATCCGGTAGCTCGCTGTCCGTGTACTGTTGCCAGTATCCAGCTCCCGCGACATTTTCTACGTCCTGCTCAACAAGCCATCCGTCTGTGAGGCGGTATATCTTCCCCTCGGTTAAGAGAAAGATGTCATCGTCGGCTTCCCCATTGCTCATGGTTATCCAGCGGCCCTTTAATTCGGAAAGTCCTTCCCCTATATCCTTTACAGCAGGTCTTTTCACAAGAGGGCCAGATGGCTGAACTATAAAATTGTGAGTTTCCTTTTGAAATGTTCTGTAGTTTTCTAAATCAAGACGACCTTCCGCTCTTCTTGAGGCATATCCACCAGCAAAAGACGGTATGTGATACATTTAGTTCCCCCATTCTTCCTCTACCTCGTACTGGCCGATACTCCTGGGATGCTTCCTTCCTATCCTGGACTCTATCGCTCTGGCATGCCTTAACTGTTTCGTGTATTTCCCATTTAAGAAGTTGGAAAGTTCTGTATTTTTTGTTATCTGAATGCATAACATTTCAGCCAACTTAAAAGTTATGCAACGCTCTACGTGCGGCGAATATTCAAGGGGATTCCTTATCCTCCTCGTGAATATAAGGACTGCATCTTCTATGTCGCAGTATATCGTTCTACCAGCAAGCTCAAATCCTGCATCTTTGTTACCGTCAAACCCCCTGGGGACTATACAATATGGATCAGCGGGAAGCTGATATTTATAAGTCCAGTCAGAAGATTCATTGTCCATCTCTGTAAGCTCTTCCCTCGCCCTGGCACAACCCCAATCATGTTCCGTGAGAACTTCATCCTTTACCGACTCCCATATTCGCTTAATGCTTGCGACAACGGGTTCAGCGGAATCCAAGGTTGTAATACTGGCGGCACCAGCTAATGCCAGGCCGCCATTGATTATACCAAGCTCGGTAGAAGCCACTTAGAGTAAATCCTCCGTGTTAGGAGCCAGGGCCTTACCCTTATACCCCTTATTTAAAAGCTTAACTCTTTGTTCCCATTCTTTATCACTTACGAAATACTTCTCGAAACCTTTAGGGGCTTTCTCGTAACGCTTCGTTTGGCGGTAAAGATATCCATCTATAAATGTGCGTTGTATACAGACCATTAGGCCCTCCTAAGTTTTAAATCACCGCCCCCATAAGGAGGCGGCTATAGGGATTCGATTATAGTATCTGTTACAGAGTAACAAATACGTCCATAGCTCCAGCGTCGAAGTTTGCATCACCCTCTGTGAAGGACACCTTTAACTCTGTGTACCCCGAAAGGTCTTTCGGCAAGGTGTAATCGAGAGCAATGAAACCAGCAACGAGTGAAGCGGCGGCGATGGCACCAGTTGTGTGAAAGGTTATCCAGTTTGTACCGTCGTACAAATTGACGTCTAACTGTAAGGTGTTTCCGGTTTCGTAGGTTGTCTTCACAACCGCCATCACTCTGACAGCCACGTTGTCATTCAAGAAATATATATTCTTGAGCGAGTCCGTAGTGTCGTATTCGTCAACGGCCCCAGTGTAAGAGAGGTCTTCGACAAGCATTAGTTCCTCATCTCTAGTCATGTCGGGCCTCCTTAAGACACGATCGATTCAGCAATGGAAATTTCGTCGATTATCTTGATGGGCATACCATCAATGTCGGCGTGAAATCCTTTGCCGAAAGGAGTATTGGGATCGAAGGTCACATTGGTTTTGTCGCTCGCTAACTTCCTGAGAAGCGCAAGTGCCTTTCGGTGCATGTAAATAACTGCGTTGTTCTGCGAGGGCAAACCGACTATTGCGTCTACCAATACATCGTACAATACATTAGAGCTTGCGTCAGTGTCGTCCAGGTCAACATTTACAATTACCTGACATGCGTCGTCGTCAGCGATACAGAGACCGCCATCCGCTGTGAACTTTGTCCTGTATACGTCATACAGTCCGTCCGTGGTTTCCTTGGTTTCCTTGGGCCTGGGGTCCATCCTGACCCCACCAGGCTCGCCATCGGGTGGATAGGAGACATACACTCCGTCCTGTTCATTCCAGTAAATAATGTATATAGAAGTCGCGTCATCTCCAGCGGCGGCTCCACCATCATGTACATTCCCAAGAGTAGTGGCGTTAAACCTTGCTCTTATTCCCGGGAAAGCGTCGGGTTCTTCGGCTAACGTTTCATAAATGAACGCTTCCGCAAACGACATTCCCAGTCCCGTTACAAACCCTATATCCATAGAAGTTCGGGCCATGGACTGATTCTTATACTTCTTTAGAAGTCTTTCATCAATCTCACTCCAGGAGATCAACTGTCCAATCTCCTCTCTCCAAACAGCTACGTGGCTAGCTTCAACGGGGGTTCCTTTGTTAATACGTCCCCACGATCCAGTGGGAAGGTATGTTCTGCGGCTAAATTCGTGGTAGGTCGGGCCATTAGATTCTACGAAAAGCATATTCTCGAACAACTGTACCTTGTTGTTGAGAACCTCGGCAATCTTTCGGAAATTACCAGAAGCTGTCTCCATAGCGGCCAGATCAGCCAGCGTCATAGCGCCTAGCAAATCTATTTCTGCCATGTTTTTCTCCAGAAAGCTTAAGATTTCCCTCTGTCTGTTCTGAGACGCCCCTGCCGGGTGGCCCTGCTACACGAGAAAGGTTATTAACAGTATGAATGATTTAATTGTAGTTGTCAAGGAAAGAAAAAAGGCGGCAAATGCCGCCCTATTATGGAAAATTTTCCATCTTATTTCTCGCTTGGATACTCAAAGGTCTTCGGAGTCTCTTTTTTCGGGTCAAGTTTTCCGGAACGACTGGGGCCAAGCGGAGTATCCACCATGTCTTTTCCGATTCTGTAGAGCCCTTCGATGATTTTAGGGTCACTTCCGAGTTCTCCATTCAGGACAGACTTCTCATCTACGGCAAAATAAGACCTTGCGGCCCTTCCGACCAGCTCCATGTTTGGGCCGTAGTCAGCCTCTCCCCATTCTTTCTTAAAGTGTGAGGCGACTTCCATATTTTTCTTCGCAAGAGCTTCCTCTGCGTTGATTTTTGCACCTTCTTTAACGTTTGTATATGCAGTTGCCACTGCTTTCGCTTGTGAGGGGGTCAATCCGTTGGCATGAGCGAGCTTCTGCAACTCGGTTTTGTCTTCGTCAGCCAATTCAGCCTCGAATTCATACCCTTCTGGCTTTTCCGGGACTCCAATAGCACGCATATAAGCGGAAAGCTCTTCGTCCGTCGCCTTTTCACCCGGAACAGGCACAATATTTTTCAGTTTCGTCTGCGCCTCGTATGCCGCAGTTAAAACATCGGGCAGTTTCTCATACTGCTTGCTCCACTGCAGCAACTCCTTGTTTGTTTTCTGCTCCCTTGAACTCTGCGCCATGTATTTCGGCACATCATCGGGGAGAGTTATCTCCTCCGGTTCTGCAGGGGGTGGATCTCCTCCTCCGCCAGGGTCATCTTCCGCTAACATTAGCATTGAAAACAGTCTGTTAAACCAGTCCATCTCTACTCCTTCCTATCTCTTAAGATTTCAGCATAAAATAGGCTTTTGACAATGTTTAGAGCATTGCCTTTCTCCCATATCCCAATATTCATCAACAGCCTTCTCGCATAATTCTGCAAGGCCTTGTCTTCATCCGTTATTGCTTCTGGATAAAACTTTAATTCCCCCAACATATGGGAGAGAACCCTTCGGCCACGCTCAGAAGCAAATAATTGTTTGTAGTCTTCGTTTATTTGATCCTTAAAAATTACATTTATCTTTTCTCTAAACCAGTCTTTCATTGAACGGACATCCTTGATTGCGGCTGAGGGGTGACTCCTGCGGAACCCATGGCGTCTGCCATCTGTGCGGAGTACTTCATTTCTCTTATCTTCTGAACCTCTTCCGGGGTGTGCATGAAATCGGCCTTATTCCCGAATGCATCAGCGAGAAAGTAGGAGAACTTCGTCATATCTATGGTATCTAGGATATCAGGGTTCACCCCCGCAATCTGCATAACGGTTGAAACGAAAGAGTTCACGCCAAGCATTTTAAAGCCTGTTCTCTGCGCCCTGGCGAGAGGTGATACATACTCTATTCCGATATCTGCGACTTGCCCGGGAGGAGGTGGGATTCTTCCAGCCCTCATTTCGATCTCCAGCGTCTTCTTCACTATTTTATCGATTCCCTCTTCCGTGAACCTGGAGATTATAGGGGTAATCATTAGTGCCTGCTCTCCCTGTCTTCCCACAATTTCCGTTGCCGTCATCTGTCTCTGTATATTGGTTAAAGCCAGGAAGAAGTCTACACGGAAATGTTTCCGGATCATATCGACTTTTGTCATCTGGACATCTTTGCCCAGGGAGAAGGAACCCCTCATATCCGCAGGAGTTATGGTTCTACCCGTGTCTTCGTAGTAAAACCTTCCGTCTGGCCTTATATCCTCTTCGCCCTCTGCTTCCGATGGAATGTTCCACATCGGGGATGCCTCTAACTGCGCCCTTTTGACAGTCTGCTTGGACATCTGATTCAAAGTAAGGATATCCTGTAAGGCGTCCATTCCCGGCGATCTGCCGTAAACCTCCGCGGAGTTTTTCATTATCCTGCACACGGCATAAGGCATTATGTTGTACCCGCCGTCTTTAGCTATATCGTTGGCCCCCTCCCTGTAATGGAAAGATGCATACTTTTTCCCCTTATAGGTTTTTTGCCCAGGGAATACGTCTGTGGTTGGATATATGGCGTGAATGAAGGTGTGCTTTGAACTCGGCTTTTCCTCACTGATTCTAATCAGGTCGGTATCTGTGGTGTCCTCTCCGAAATACTGCATGGCCTGTCTCGCCGACATAACATATTT